GTCAATAAATTGAACTTGTATTTTACGGCTATCTAAATATCCTTCTACATCTCTATATGCATCTGTAATTGTCCAGTTAAAATCTCTTGTAAATGGTGTTAATTGCCCAGGCTTTCTGTTGATGTTTAAAATATCAATCTTGTCTCTAACAATTTGACCGGATGATGGATCATAAATCTTATCAGCACTGTCAAAGAAGAATCTAATTTCGTCTGAGCTTTCCATTACATATCTCAAGTTACGATATGTAATTGTGTACTTTTCGCCGTCTGTTTTAAAGTATAATACCCAGCTTGCATCTAGTGCTGCACTAGTGCTATCACCTGCCTTACCTGTAGCAAATTCGCTAAGTGTGTTAATGTCTTCAGCTAATACTATTTTCCACTGTCTATCATATTGATCATATCTTAATGCAAAATCTTTGTACTCAAATACTTGATCAATTAATTGTACTTTTACATCATTAATTAATACTTTAGAATAGGTTGGTATAACTTGCTGCAATATTGCACCTGTTGGTATAACATCATTTAGTGCAATTGGAGCAATACCGTCTTCGTCTATTACTGTTCCGTTGCCAGAAACAGAAATTACTTTACACCATTTGTATGATGTTTTTCCTAAGTGGTCAGTGCCTGCACCGTCAGTCATTAGTGTTCCATTAGGCATAAAATGTTTACCTGTAGGAGCAACAAACTTTAACATTGTTCCTGCTTCTAATAAACGTAAACTATTTGCAGTGAATGTACCTACTGTATATGCATTGCTATCAATGTCTGTTAGTAAACCTAATGTTTGGTTTGTACTAGTGCTTGACTGTGTCCAAGCTGCGTTAAGATCGCTAACAATAATTTTTGGAAATTTACCAAGGTAGAAGTTTTGTCCGGTTGCACTACCTAATATACCTTCAATAGTGTTATATATAATACCTTCAATATCTGTTTGTGTTGCAAACGTAAATGATTGTTTTTCAGTAAATTCTTCTTTATAAATTATTCCATCGTCTGCAAACAAACTAGTGTTTGAATATTTTCCACTAGCATCTTTTAGATCAAAGAAGCGACTAATACCGCTTGATATTCTATTTGAACTTTTAGTTTTAATAATATCTTGACTAATTGCAAGTGGACCAATATTATAGTCTTCACCGGTAATTAATCTGTTTTGAGTGTAATATGTAGCAGGCGCATTTTGTTTAATTTCTGTATTAGTTTCAGTTGCTGTGCCGTTACTAACTGTGTAATTTAATTTTAATCCAATTGTAAGAGTTTGTTGTGATCCGTTTCTTGACTGATAAGGAATATCAATACTTACTGTGTTTATTGCACTTGGAGTAATTACACTGCGTAAATTATTACTAGTTCTGTAAAATGATCTAAAGTCTCCCGCAGGTAAATTACCAAATACACCGTCACTAAATACCAAATTAATTCTATCGCCGACTCGTGTTGTTACTGCAAATACATCTCTAGTTTTATTAAACAAACTATTATAGATAACATTGTTGCCTTCTACAGCATCAATTTTTGACCATTCATTACTTTCAAAGCCTGCACTGTTTAGTGCAAACAACCACACATCACTATCGTTAATATTTTCAGCATCAATTGCTACTGCTTGATTTGGTGTTGGATTACTTACTGCAAAGTTTCCTGTTTCAAGTTTACCTTGCCGGAAGTGCATAAAGAAACCTGTGTTATTACTGCCTGCGCCTTGACCGTCATCTCTAAACAAAAATGCAGGACTATTGCCAGGTAAGGGAGCTTCTTCTAAAATGCTATCTGCTGATATGTCAGTACTTACTACTTCAAAACGTGTGCTTACGCCTTCAATACGTTTAGTAAACGGATATATTGCTTGTCCAGTATTTGTAGCATTTAAGCGATATTTTTGTGTTTGCACGTCTGCAATCAACGAAGTTTTTAAAGGATTACCAATTGAGTTAGACAATGGTAATGCTGAATTCATAATCTTAACAAACTGCTCAAAATAGTTTGTGTTAGTTTGATCATTCCACTTAACAGTAATACCTGATATGTTTAAACCATTACTATCTAAAAGATTTTCAGTTGTTTTAATTGTGTCAAATTTAAGCAAGCCGTTAGCTGCTTGATTGCGTCGTGGATTGTAGGACAGCATACGTGCTAGACGTAATACACTTTCTCTGCGCTCTGCTGTTTCAAGGAAGTTTTCACGAGCGTTTAAATCAATACGGAATGATAAGTTTTGCCCAAGGAAAGCAATCATATCAATTAGCGCAAGATATTCACTCGATTCAATGTAATCGTTAAAGTCTTCTGGATAGTTTTGACGCAGATAGTTAATCATTGTGCGTCTTAGGTTATCAAAATCGTAGCTTTGGAAATCTGCGTTCCTAAAGCTTTGGTAAATTCGTTTCCAGTCCTCAGCTACTAATAGCCTGGACTGTCTATCATTTGAAGACATATCATTTTCCTTGTTTACTAATGTATTTACCTGAAATGATAATGTGTGTATTTAATTTTTAAATTTAAAGAAGTCCGTTTTCTTTATCAAATTTAAAGCGTAATTGGTCTGTTATACCAAAAGGAAGTACTGTTATAGTGCAATCAATTTGTATACCTTGTTCGTAAGTATCAATAACAATATTTTCAGCGGTTATTCTAGGATCGTAATTAATAATACGGGTAACATCCTCAATAATTGCTTCTTGAACTTCAACAGTAAAAGGTTCATATAGTATATCCCAAATAATCGTACCAAAAGTAGGATCGCTTAATTTTTCAGTTTGGCGTATATGAAAATGATTAATTAAATCTTGTTTAATAAGTTCAAAGTCATACAGGCTATAACTTTTACTATCTGCAACTGTTGAAAAACCTCTGTATTTTCTGCCAGCTGTGGCTGTTTGAGTAGGCTGGCTTACTGTAACACGTTTATAAAGATTTTTTTCTAATTGGCTCATACTATATTTACCTTAATTAAACAGCACTACGATGAGGTGCTACTGTGTTTGTGCCTGCACTATTATCTGTTGGATCTGAAGTCGGAGGTGTTGCTTGTGCAATTAAAATTTCTTCGTTTAAACTTCTAATTGCATCTGCTTCTTCATTATGAAATCTGTTAACAACACTATTTCTAATACCTTCACTGCTGCTAGGGAAATATTTGCCGCCATGCTCAGCGCGGCGTTCGGAATATAATGCTCTAATTAACGCTGCGTCAGTAGGCACTGTTGCAGTTATATCAGTTGATGTAAATCCCAATCCGGCTAATGCATTTCGAAAAACTTTTGATGCGCCGCCTGCTCCGTGTTGTATTGTTGTAGAAAATGCTGCTTGACGGACTGTTATAGACCGAAGTGCAAGATTAATTCCGGAACCATTTAAGATACGTTTAGCTCCAGGGACATAGTATTTCAATCCTGCATACTGGCTTTGTACCTCACCGCCTTCGTCTGTACCCATTACTAAAGACCAAGCTTCTTTATATGCTGCACTACCTGCTCTTCCTCCAGCTGGGCCGCCAGCAGCATACAGTTGTGATTCTAATTCAGGGTATTTATTTTTTAACCAATTATGAAATTCATTTAGTGAGCCTGTATTTGCTGCAAGTTGGTATTTTCCGTAGCTCCAGCCACCGGTACTATCCCATCCAATAATACCAGGATCGCCCCGAGATTCATATTTTTCACTTAATGCTCCTATATTTTCATCAAACACATAGTCACTGTTATAGTCTCCTGGAGGTACAGGCGCTTGTCCGCTGCCGCCTGGACGACTAGAATTTCCTGTACTAACATTGCCGCCGCTGCCTTGTACATATCCACTCGATTTTCTACCTTGTAAATTTTTGTCAAACGTATCTGGAGTAACAACACGGTCTGCACTAGGAAGTGCGCCAGGCGAATCTCTATCTGTGTAAATTTTCTTAAACGATAACGGATCTAAGTTTTCATGATGCGGCCAAGGCTCATGTTGGGGGGATCTTGCTAATATACTTTCGTAGGAGCTTATTTGTCCGCCGGATTCAGTACGAGGTAATGTATTTGTTGTCAAAGGAGTTACTTCTTCAGCAACATTTGATGGTGCTGCTTTTGGTCCGTTCATATGAACATACGTTGCTGTTTCTCTATGCTCTTTAGCACTAGTAATATGTGTCGAGCCTGCGGCTGTTAATCTGTTGTCTTTACCTGAATGTATATGTAATGATTTTGTTGTGTCAATATATTGCGATTCTTTTACTTTTATGTGCTGATTTTTACCTACTGTAATTTTACTATTTGCTCCAACATGCAAATTAAAGTTTTGTTTAGATTCAATTTGAACTCTGCCTGTTTCGCCTTCGCCGTCTTGGTTTCTGCCTGTAGCTCTAATATTAACATTCCTACCAGCTTCCATATTAATGTCGCGTTCAGCAGTAATGTTTAAATCGTTCTCGGTCATAATACTAACACTATCTTGTGCATGAATATCAATTTTACCATCGCTAGACATTTCTATCCAAGTAGTTCCTCTAGCATTTCCTATGTAAATTAAGTCTTCACTGTTGTGCATTAATAGTTGATGGCCAGTTCTAGTTCTAAAACGCAGTAATTCATTTTGTGGGATAGTACTGTCGCCGCCCGCTTCGTTGGCGCTTTTGTTTTTATAAATCGGAGGTCCGTCTTCTGCGTGTGTTGTGCGCACAAATCTTTCGTCACCGTCATCCATTGCAAATGAACTTCCGCCTAGTCTATTAGAAGGAACTGCTACCTTATTTCCTGCTGTTCCAATCTCTGCTTTTGGAGAGCCGTCTCTGCGATCTTTAGGCCCAGGCGTACTAATGCCAAATACCATACTTGGCATCTCTCGCCTCGAACTAGTTGTAGTTGTGCCTCTGGCTTCGTCATTTAACAAACCTTGTATTTCAAGTGTTTCTGTAAAATCTTTGTTATATGGTTTAGCAAATAGTGTCGGATCAACTCTTGCGCCTGTTTCTATTGCTTTGTTATATTCGCCTACTGGAAGTTTTCTTCCTCTTAGTCCCGGCGGAGTATTTGCAGTTGTGTTTTGTGTTGATGCTCGGCCGTCAGGAACCATAAAGTTCATATTTTCTGAAGGTATACATCCAATCCAATAACCAAAGTTTGCATTGCCCTCAGCAAATATTACAAGAACTTTAGTTCCTATATCGGGTGGTACCATCCACATGCCGTAACTTTTTTGTGTGTGTTCGTAACCTTCATTTACGCTAATTGCAGAACTTGGAGTTACTCCGTAAAATGGAGAAAGGTATTTTACATTTAATAACTGTCCAGACTTCTCTGGTGTTCCGCCTGCGCTTGTATATCGTAATAGTTCAACAGTCATGCCGCCCATGTATTTTGTGTCAAGGTTATTAACTACAATTGCTTCATACGGTCCTCTGTCTGCAAAACCAGATGTACTACTGCTGATTGTTCTTGTATAGTTGCCGTTTCCTGCCATGTTATTGTGGTCCTATTGTTGCGTTAGCGTTAGGTGCAGTAGTTGGTGTTGGCTCTACTGCTTCGATACTTGGTCCAGTATCTGGAGTAAAAACTTTTTTACCAGTATTAAAGTCGTATCTATCTAAACCAGTTTCCATTGCTTTATATATGTATACATTTGGTGGGCGTGAGTTGTTGGGTGCTGGCGCAGTGCCATTAGCTGCTGCTCCTGGCGTAGTAACTACAGTTGGAGATACAACTGTACCTGCTGCGGCTTTGCCTTTTCCAATTAATCCTTTTGCTGCATCAAGCGAGCCTATTCCAGATGCTGCTTTTTTAGCAGCCGCTAGAGCAATAGCCGCAGGTGTTCTTCCGTCATTAGGTGCTGGAGCAACACTACCAGATCCTGTTCCTGTTGTGTCAGGCAAACATGGTTTTAAGGCAGGTGCACCTTGTGCCATATATTTCATCTGTTCTGGAGTAGCTATGTCACCAACTTTAAGATTTTTAACTTGGTCAGCCATACTAATTTCTGTTGTTGTAACTGTGCCTGCAGTTTTAGGATCATTAACTGTTTTAGTTTCAACTGTAACTCCAGTTGTGGCGCTGGATGTGGATGCAGTTACGCCTGGAGGTCTTGAGTAGTCTAGATCCGGATTGGGTACAATATAAGGTACGCCGCATCTTGTATCTGGTGTGCCATCTGGGTGACCACCGTTGGCATTAACCCGTATATATTCCATAGTTTCGGACATGTTCATAGTTCTCGATACTGGCATTCCAAGTTCTATGCGCATCTTCGCATTCTCGGCTATGTCATCGATGTTCTTTTTCCTTTTTATGCCCCAAATAATCAAAGGCTTAAACCGCGTGTATCCCAAACTGGTTTTAGTGGCGGTGAAAAATTTAGGTGTACCTGGATATCCTAGATTGTGTATTCCTTGATCATCAATAACAACAACAATTGTATTACTATACAACTCATCAGTGTTTGTTATATCACCTTTTAGGCTCTCTAAATCATCATATGTTTCGTATACTGGCCAAGGGGCATTTTGGCTAGGATCTAGAAAATACGGTTCGCGAGGGTTATCTTTAATGCCATTAGATTGATCTAATTTTCCTTGACCTTCTTCTGGACCGCCGTCTGCGTCTTCCATTACGTGCCTCCTAATAGTGAACTAGCTTTAGATTTAGCTGCGCCAGACACACTAGCAATTTTTTCATTTGCGGCGCGAGAAGCTGTTACTGCATCAGTTGCCTTTTGTCCTGCTGCAAGTCCAGCTTGGAGATCAGTAGGTTTGAAGCCGCCTTTTAAAGCTGTTCCAATGCCGCCTATTGCATTACTTGCTAGTGAGCCGGCAGCAATTCCTGCTACGCCGCCAAGCTTACCTGCTACTGCGCTGAATGCTGCGTCTTTTAATCCACTTGAGATTGCACCTGGAATAATCTTGCTTAAATCCGGAAGTTTTGCAAAGGGGTTTTTATCTTTTTCAAGGCCCGCGATTGCTGTTTTAAAGTCGCCAGCTGCGTTGCTGAGCATGTTCTCAAGCTGATCAAGTCCATTTGTTGCGTTTGCTGCAACATCTGCTCCAATTGCTGGATTTATTATTCTAATATCATCACTTTTTGGAGCTGGAAAACAATCAACTCCTGGTTGCTGGCCTCCGACTGTGCCGTCTGATTGTACGCCATCTTTTGTTAGTGCAGCATCGTTGTTTATTTGCATTGTACCTGAGCTTTCTGTAGTTTCTTCATCGTCTTGACCTTTACGTCTTATGAGCTTAATAAGCTGAGTAAACTTGCCACTGCTAAACCTATTAGTAACTGCCCATATTTGAAATAATCCACTAAATCCTGGAACAACTTGCGGAAACTCCATTGTTGCTCCTTTAATTTGATAATCAAACGGAGTTTTAAAATTTACTATACAAAATACTGACTGGTCTAAGTAGTTCATTGTGCCGCCATTAATTTCAGACACATTATTTCCAACAGCACCAATATAGTTGCCAGTTTGTTGTGGTATAAAATATGGGTCGCCTAGTATTTCCATTTCAGCAGTAACCATGTCTACATTCATTTTTGTAATTTTATCATGAAACATTTCTGCAATTTTTCGTCGTATATCACTACCTGCATAGCCAGACGATTCATCTACGGTGGCTACTAATTCTGTGGCTGCACTGCCGTCTTCATTTGTCTTTTTTCCGCTTGGTCCTGCGATTGTAGCGCCTCCGTCCGTCTCGTTACCAGAGGCATTATTTGTTGCATTATCAGAAGCTGCTCGAGTGCCGCCGCCTGACATGCCGAGATCTGCATACGCAGTCAAGTGATATGCATTATTAAATGTTAAATCAAAATTTAACACATCTTCGTTTTTTCCGCTATAGATATAATTGTATTGTTTCTGCGCAAGGGCTCGTAGTCCTTTGGTATTTTGCGGAGCTTGGTTGCCCGCCATTGTAACTGATTGGTCAACTTCGTATTCGATAACACTGTACACATAAACTCGAGGACGTCTTCCCATTGTTGCTTCAGTCAAGGCACCTTCGTCAATATAAACTTGCGTATCAATTCTAAACCATTTGTTCATGCCATTTTTGGCACCTTCAGTTGACTTTTCAGCAGCGTAATCTGTTTGTAATACCATTTTTTCAATAATAGCAGTAATTTGCTGTCCTTGGGTAAACTGATGCTCCCTTGATTTATCTGCAGGCTGAGCTGCTAGACCAGCCGGATCAACTTGGCCTGTTTCAGGATTAGTTGCTGCTTTTACGTCTGCTGCGGATGTATTTCCAGCTGCATTTGTATCTACGTTTAATGGACTTAGGCCTATCGCATTCATTAAATCAGTATTTTCAGCAAACGTTTTAAGTATTCCATACGTGTCGTTAGGAGGTATAATTGTTATAGTTGTTGGGGAAAATGATGATTGGATATCCGGAGATTTATCAGATACTCCTTGTCTTTGAATTTCTAAATCTTCAGGAGTAGAAGTAAATGCAGTATCGTCTTGTTCTCCTTTTTGAAGTGCTTCTTTTATTAAGCTGCGTGTTTTTGGAAAACAAATAACATATCTATCATATGGTGCAAGTGCGCCGGCTTCTTCCAAAGCTGCTATGGCGCCATTAACTGCACCTGTTACTGACTGATCATTTGTTTCAAGAATTTCTGAACATAGTGTGCCTGCTGCTTTAACATTTATATTAATTTTATTAATGTCATCAGATAATCCTGTTTCAGTCATTGGAACTGCTGATACTACATATTTGCTTCCTTGGCCCGAAACATTAAAATCCATATTGGTTATTGTAATTGGAATAAACATTGGTTGCGTTAAAAAATTTGCATTAGTTGTGCCGTCTAAATTATAGCCAGCAAAGTCAATCTTTATACAAAACGGAGCATGTGCATAATTAGCATACCCTGCATCATATGCTGCACCCCTGAGTGCTTGTATAAAATTTCCCATACTATAAGGCTCAGTAACATTAAATGATAAAGATGTTCCTAATGTCATTCTAGTATTTTCATTAGGCGCAACTACTGAATCTAATTCAATATCATCAATATAATATTCTGCGTGTGTTTGCGATCCGTCCTGGTGGTGATTTGCTGCAACGTTGCCAGCGTGTTCATCAAACACTTGATATCGGTTGCCTAGGTTGCCACCTGCACTTTGTATTATGTAATTTTTAAAACTTCCTATACCTCTATAAGTATCAGGATTATTATATTCTGTTGCGCTAAGTACACCTAACGTAATTATATAATTAACTCCGTTATATCCCCTTAACGGATTAGGTACTTTACTTGCGGATGAATCGTTAACTTCATACGACGGCAAGAATCCACTATCAATGTAGTCAGGGGATATATTAGTTCTTTTTGATAATTCTTTGTACTGGTCCATTACCAGTCCATATCCTCCGTCGAGGCCTTTAAGATCTGCTGCGCCTTTTTCTACTATTTTACAAGCCATGTCAGCCACGCCTTGAAGCTCAGGTGCGTTAGCTATTAGTCCATTTAATTTTCCGTTTATTGCACCCATTAGTCCGTCGGCTCCGCCACCAAGTGCTCCACCAAGTGCTCCACCAAGTGCTCCACCAATGGCGCCTTTAATGTCTCCGCCTTTTAGTGCCGATGACATCAACTGACTGCTAACTCCAGGAATTTTAGAACTAATTTTGGCGCTAACAGTACTGATTGCTGCTGATTTTACTTTATTTTTTGCACTGTTGCTTAAACTTTTAGCTGCTGATTTAAGATTATATGCCATATTAAAATCCTAATGTGTTACGTAATGCCGACGGATCTGGTAGAAATATTTTAGTACCTGCAACGAAGTCAAATACAGGATCTTTTAATATATCTAAATTACGCTGTGCAAATACCCACCATAGATCTTTTCTACCATACGTAATGTGTGCTAGCAAATCAGGGCGATATGTAAATTCAGTAGTTATTTCAAATAAAATATCTTCTTTGTTAATCGGAACTGGTCGAGGTTTTAGTATATCTAAATAGCCGTTGCGATTAATTGGTGTACGTGCATACGGGCTTAAATTGTTTTCCATTATACAAATCCTTCCGCGCCGCCAATATGTCCGCCGGCAGCAAAATCATTTAAACTAAATCCTGCTTGCGAACGCCTTGCGTATTGCGGCTGTAATGTAACTGTTATTGAACTTTGTGTAGGAACATAGTTTGGTAATCCGCCAATAGTACATTCAACATAATCTACATCAACTGGTAAATCTGTAGTAAAGTTCGTTATTACGACTGGAATATTATTCAATATATGTTTACCGTATCCATTTAGTCTACAAACAACAGGAGGATTGCCTAACGGATTACTATTACCGTAAAACATTTTTGTTGCAGATCTTAAAAAGTGCAAACATGCAATCCAATACCTAGCATCAGCTTCATTTTCTTGATAAAATTCGCCAGTAATTGTAATTGCATCAACTTGACTACTTTCATATGCATTATACGCATAATTTGTATGTGTCGGCTGCACTTGTGAATAGTTTGCGCTATGACTTAAAAGCACTGTAGGATTAAAAGGAAATATCATTCTATTTCCTGTATTGAATACGCTAGTGTCGCTTGGTTCTCGCATCGGAGCAAGTATTTCTCCCTCGTCTAATATAACGTCTGGAACACTAATACTAACACGCCAATCACTTGCGTCACTTACACTATTACTTGATGAAATAATTGCCCTAGAAATAGTTCTATTATTTGTGCCGAAGCCTCCAGTTTGATTAACAAAACTTGCTGCAAGTTTTCCTAATGGACCTAAACTTCCTAACTTCTGAGTTATAACATCGCCAATGGCACCTGAGACTGCGCCCTTCACATCACTCACAATGCTACTTAGAAAGTTTGAAGATGCTTTTTTAATACTAAACGCCATAATTATATTGTCTCCTATACTACTATTTAGTTGACAAAATTATGTATGTATATTATAATTATTCTTTGGTTGACACTGATACAATTGTCGTGTATAATAGTAATTAACACTATAGGAGAGAATGATGCGTCCCAAGAATTATCTAAACAATAAAGACATACTTAAAGAAATACACAAATCAAAGAATCAGTTCAACAGTTATTTAGAACCTGAATATGGTCAATATGATATTATTTTACTAGATGTAGGTAAAATAAATCGACTGTCTGTTGCTGAAGCAAAGCGTAATAAAGCAAAGAAGATGTCTTCAGCAGAATACGAGCGCAGGAAAGGCTTAGGTGAGAAGGTCAAACAAGCAGAATGCGAAACATTAGCATCTGAAATTACAAAAGAAGAGCTAATCTTCCGTGTAATGACATTTGATCACATTCCAGAAGAGCCAGGTCGCAAAAAGAACCCTAAGACTATTGCTGATACAAAAGTTAAGCTACCGTTTCCCCCATTTAAACATTACAAGTATGATGATGAAGGCGAAATTATCCTAGTAGGTAAAAGCCATTGGGAAGGCGGGATGGATAACGGCAATTTTAATCATAAGCACGGTAAAGCAACTAACAACCTTGCTATGATGTGGTTAAAACTTGTTGACCGTTATGCAACTCGAGGCAATGTACGTGGTTACACATATAATGACGAAATGAAAGGACAAGCAATACTACAATTATCACAAATTGGTTTGCAGTTTGACGAATCTAAGTCAGATAACCCATTTGCATACTATACTGCCGCTGTTACTAATAGTTTTGTACGAGTTATTAACATAGAAAAGCGTAATCAAAACATTAGAGATGATATCTTAGAGATGAACGACTTGTCTCCTAGTTATACAAGACAGAATCAAGGCGAATGGGAAGCAAGCGTGAAGCGCAATGAAGATGCTGCACCTACACAATACACTGATACCAAAAAATAGGTTGACAGGTGTCAATAATTACTATATACTATAACATGTATATATGGAGGATACTCTTTGTTTAAAAAAGCTGCGGTGTTTACGGACATCCATTTTGGTTTGAAAGGTAATAGTCGTATACATAACGAAGATTGCGAAGAATTTATTGATTGGTACATAGAACAAGCTCA